TTGAAATTCCTGTACTTACAAGGTTATTGTTGTTATCTACAATTCTACCATTGAATGCAAAGGATGAAATGTTGTTTCCAACAGCACCATTTGTTGTAATATAGGAAACTTCAATAAAATTAAGGGATTCTAACTTCTCACCAAACACGCCATCACCAAAAATCAACTCATAACGCTGATCTTCAATTTCTTGAAGGAAATATACCCTAGAAGAGGAGGTAACTTCTATCAAAGTATCAGAAAATACAAATTTTTTAGAAGAAGTGCTTGATTGAGTGCTTCTTACAGTAACTTCAAGGGTAGAAGTGTCAATATTTGCATTTTCTAGAATGTATTTTGTGGGTGGTGCAGGATTTGCTGATGAAACAGTGAAATTTGAGGTTAAAAATGTACCCTCATAGATCTCAACATTACCAAATGTGGCAATTCCATCCACAACAGGCACTGTAATGTCACTTGGAATGCAAAAAGAGTAACTTTCTGACCCAAATACTGATGCAGCAGTGGTTACAATGCCTTTTTTAAGGGTTAGCGTGATAGGTTTGGTGGTAAATCCAGTTGTATCTACAAAAAATGAAATTATTGCCTTCGCAGCAGTGGTAGATCTGGGTGTATAACCTATATTTCTTGCTAATGCAACTACATTTTCTCTTAAAGTAGCACTATCAATGAATACTTCATTGCTAACCATGTTAGCATTGTAAGAATTGATGTAGGTATTGTATGCCAATACATCAATTATGCTTGAAAGGTTTGATCCTTCAAAGTCATAGTCAGTAAATTCAGAATTTGCCCTCAAATAATCCTTCAATGAAGTCTTTATTTGATCAAAATCTAGATCTGTGAAATTAACTAATGCCATTTATCTTGTTGGCTGTAGAGCAAATGCTAATTGTTGAGGAAGAGCATCAATTCCTATGATATTATAAGTTATAACTACATCAAAAGCGTTCCCCTGATAGTCAGGAGTTGCCTTTACACTCACTAATTTAACTCTAGGTTCATAATTATCAATAGTATCCCTAATATCATCCTCTACAATAGAAGCAGATACCTCATCCATATTGTCAAATAGGGTCTCATAGACTCTAGAACCTAGATTTGGGTTGAAAAATTTTTCACCAGGTCTTGTGAGAACCAAATTACGTACAGAACGAGCAATTGCAGTCTCATTTTTAGTTGCAATTAGGTCTGAACTAATGGGATTAACCTGAAAGGACATACTCAGATCCTTAAAACCCCTACTGATCCTTTCTACAGGCATGAAACAACGGTAAATATAAGTTATTTATCATAAAAAAAGAGACCCTATAGGTCTCCTTTCTTATCTTCCTTGTCCTCTATACCTTTTTTTGGGTTTATTTGAACTGGTAGCAGCATACTTAGTATGTTTTCCAGCCCCTTGGTATGTTTTCTTGGGAATACTTTCTACAAAGTCATTACCAGATAGTGATTTGCGAATAGGCATTACTCTTCTTCCTCCAATTGTTTCATTACTTTGTCAGAGATCGCCATCAGATTGGTGACGTGCTTAATGTTTTCTATAGAATGCATAATATCAGCAATGTGTTTGCTTACATATGGTTCTTCATTTCTTGCTGAAAAGGCAAGAGCATTTCTAAGTGCTGCCTGTGCCTCATCCAGTGATTCTTGCACTTGTTTTGATAGTGTCATTAGAGGTCTCCTCCTAGATTACTCTTGTCTTCTCATGACCCACTCTAATTCTTGGATCACACCATATCTCTTCTCCACCTTCAATGGCATCTAAACAGAAGGAGACATCTTCACCACACATATCTTGTACTGCCCCAGATTCAAAGACTTGCATCTTAGGAGCAAACCAAGGATAAGG